GACGTGCCGGTCCGCTTCGACACCGACGCGCTCGACGTGACGCTCGACCTCGAGCGGCTCGGCTCGATCACCTCCATTCCGCTGCTGGAACTGCGCCGATGAAGACCCTCGACCCCGCCCTGCAGGCCCATCTCGACGAGGGCACGACCACGCTTGCCTGGTGCTGGCGGATCACGCGTGCCGACGGCATCACCTTCGGTTTCACGGATCACGACCGGACGCTGAGCTTCGACGGCACCGACTTCGAGCCCGAGAGCGGGCTCACGGCGTCGGAGGTCCGGTCGGGATCGGACCTGTCGGTCGATGCGCAGGACGCGGAAGGCGTGCTGACCTCGGATCGGATCACCGAGACCGACATCCTCGACGGCCGCTGGGACAACGCCGAGGTGGAGGTCTGGCGGGTGAACTGGGCGGACACGGGTCAGCGCGTGCTGATGCGCCGCGGGGCCATCGGCCAGATCCGGCGTGGGCGGCTCGCTTTCGTCGCCGAGGTCCGTTCGCTCGCGCATGTGCTGGGCCAGACGGTGGGGCGGACGTTCCAGGCGACCTGCGACGCGGCGCTCGGCGATGCGCGCTGCGGCGTCGATCTGGAGGCCCCAGACTTCAAGGGCGCGGGTACCGTCATCGATCTGCTGCGTGACCGGGCCTTCACCGCCTCGGGGCTCGGCGGCTTCGCTTCCGGCTGGTTCACCTTCGGCACGCTTGACTGGACGAGCGGCGCGAACACGGGACGGCGCACCGAAGTCCTGGGCCATGACGTGACGGACGGCGTTGCGATCCTGACCCTGCTTGAGCCGCCAGTGCGGTCCATTGCCGAAAGCGATGCCTTCACCATTCGCGCTGGCTGCGACAAGCGCATGGAGACCTGCGGCGCAAAGTTCGCCAACACCGCCAACTTCCGCGGCTTCCCGCATATCCCCGGCCAGGACGCCGTTCTGCGCTACGCCACCAAGGATGGCGGGCACGAGGGCGGCGTGCTGTGACGCAACGCCTCTCATCAGCCGACCCAGCGCGCGTCATCGCCATCGCGCGGTCCTGGCTCGGCACGCCGTATCACGACCAGGCCAGCCTGCGCGGCGTCGGCTGCGACTGCCTCGGCCTCGCGCGGGGCGTCTGGCGCGAGGCCGTCGGCCCCGAGCCGTTCCCGATCCCGCCCTACAGCCGGGACTGGGGCGAGAGCGGGCCGCGCGAGGTTCTGGCCGAGGGCGCGCGGCGCATGATGATCGAGGTGGAACCCGCGGCAGCCGGTCCCGGCGCGCTGGTCCTGTTCCGCATGAAGCCCCGCGCCATCGCGAAGCATGTCGGGATCCTGACCGGTCCTGGCTCCTTCCTTCACGCCTACGAGCGGCTCGGCGTGATCGAGGAACCGCTCACCCCATCCTGGCGGCGGCGCATCGCCTTCGCCTTCCTGTTTCCGCAACGCTGAGACCCCGACATGGCCACCCTCGTTCTCGGTGCCGCCGGCGCCGCCATTGGCGGCAGCATCGGCGGCGCGATCCTCGGTGTCAGCGCCGCGACCATCGGCGGCTTCATCGGCTCCACCATCGGCTCGGTCGTCGACAGCTGGATCATCTCGTCGCTGGCGCCCACGCAGCGCATCGAAGGCGCGCGGCTCGACACGCTGCGCATCACCTCGGCTACCGAAGGCGCGGTGATCCCGCGGCTCTACGGACGCATGCGGATGGGCGGCAACATCATCTGGGCGACGGATTTCCGCGAGGAGACGAAGACCACCACGCAGGGCGGCGGCAAGGGCGGCGGGGGCGGCAAGGTCAAGACCACTGAGTATCTCTACTACGCCAGCTTCGCCGTGGCGTTCTGCGAGGGACCGATCACCGGCATCGGCCGCATCTGGGCCGACGGCAAGCCGATGGACCTCTCCGGCGTCACCTGGCGCTGGTATCCCGGCGACGAGACGCAGACGGCAGACCCGTTCATCGCGGCGAAGATGGGTGCGGCCAACACGCCCGCCTATCGCGGCACCGCCTACGTCGTCTTCGAGGAACTGGCGCTCTCCACCTATGGTAACCGCTTGCCGCAGCTCTCCTTCGAGGTCTTCCGGCCGCTCGCGGATCCCGACACCGCCGAGGGGCTGACCCGCGCCGTCACAATGATCCCGGCCTCGGGCGAGTTCACCTATGCCACGCAGGCCATCCGCAAGACCGATGGCGGCGCGACGGTGCCCGAGAACCTGAACGCGCTGGCCGAGTCCACCGACATGGTGGTGGCGCTCGACCGGCTGCAGGCCATGGCGCCTGCGGTCGAGAGTGTCAGCCTCGTGGTGGCATGGTTCGGCGACGATCTGCGCGCGGGCTCCTGCAAGGTGCGGCCGGGCGTCGAGGTGTCGGCCAAGTCGACCACGCCCGCCAGTTGGTCAGTCAACGGCGTGACCCGCGGCGATGCCTTCCTCGTCAGCCGGGACGCAGAGGATCGCCCGGTCTATGGCGGCACGCCGTCCGACTTCGCCGTGGTGCAGGCGATCCAGGAGATGAAGGCGCGCGGGCTGCGGGTCACCTTCTACCCGTTCATCCTGATGGACGTGCCGCCGGGCAATACGCTGCCGAACCCGTATTCCGACAACGCCGCCGGGACCGGCCAGCCCGCGTTCCCCTGGCGGGGGCGGATCACCTGTTCGCCTGCCGCTGGCTTCGCCGGGACCGTGGACAAGACCGCCACGGCCGCCACGCAGGTCGCGGCGCTGTTCGGTGCGGCTACGCCCGCCAGCTTCAGCGTGGCGGGCCAGTCTGTCTCGTGGACCGGACCATCCGGCGACTGGGGTCTGAGGCGCATGGTGTTGCACTACGCCCATCTCTGCGCGGCGGCGGGCGGGGTGGACGCCTTCCTGATCGGCACCGAGATGCCGGGGCTGACGACGATCCGCTCTGGGGCCAGCACCTATCCGGCCGTGCAGGCGTACAGGGACCTGCTCGCGGATGTGCGCTCGATCCTCGGGGCCGGGACGAAGATCGGCTATGCCGCCGATTGGTCGGAGTATTTCGGGCACCAGCCGGGCGATGGTTCGGGCGATGTGTTCTTCCACCTCGACCCGCTCTGGGCCGATCCCGAGATCGATTTCGTCGGAATCGACAACTACATGCCGCTGTCGGACTGGCGCGACGGCTTCGAGCATGCCGATGCGGCCGAGGGATGGCCCGCGATCTACGACCGCGCCTATCTGCAGGTCAACATCGCGGGCGGCGAAGGTTTCGACTGGTTCTACGCCAGCGCCGCCGACCGATCGGCGCAGGTCCGCACCGCGATTACAGATGGCGCGGCCAGCAAGCCGTGGGTCTTCCGCTACAAGGACCTGCGCAGCTGGTGGTCGAACCCGCACTACGACCGCCAGGGCGGCGTGGAGGCCGCAACGCCGACGGCGTGGGCGCCGCAGTCCAAGCCGATCTGGTTCACCGAGCTCGGATGCCCGGCCATCGACCGCGGAACGAACCAGCCGAACGTCTTCTTCGATCCGAAGTCGTCGGAGAGCTTCACGCCGCATTTCTCGCGCGGCTGGCGCGATGACGCGATCCAGCGCGCCTATCTCGAGGCGACGTACCTGTGGTGGGGCGAGGCCGCGAACAACCCGCTGTCCTCGGTCTACGGCGGCCGGATGGTGCATGTGCCCGAATGCGCGGCGTGGACCTGGGACGCGCGGCCGTACCCATTCTTTCCGGCGCTGACCGACGTCTGGACGGACGGGGCGAACTGGCGGCTTGGGCACTGGCTGACCGGGCGGCTCGGGGCGGTGTCGCTGGGCGCGCTGGTTCGCCATCTCTGCCTGCGCGCCGGGCTGCCCGAGTCCTTGATCGACGTCACCGGCCTCTGGGGCGCGGTCGAGGGCTACGCCATCACGGCACTGGAAAGCCCGCGCGCGTCGATCACGACGCTGTCGCGGCATTTCGGCTTCGACGCGGTGGAGACCGAGGGCTTGATCCGCTTCATCATGCGCGGGCGGGCCTTCGTCGCCACCCTTGCGCCCGACGATCTGGTCGCCGGTCGTGAGGGCGACGTGCTGGAACTGACGCGGGGCCAGGAGACGGAACTGCCGCAGGCGCTGAAATGGCAGGCCGCGCGCGCCGACGAGGATTACGACGCGGCCCTCGTCGAAGCGAGGCGCATCACCGTCGACACGACGCGGATTGCGTCCGAGTCCTTCCCGATGGCGGTGCCGCCCGAGGGTGAGGCGGGGAGGGCCACCGGTCCGAGCGACCCGCCGAACGAGCGCCGCTGCCGCCGCGCGCTGATGGAGGCTTGGGTGGGGCGCGAGACGGCGGCGTTCCGTCTGCCGCCCTCGCGCCTTGCCCTCGATCCGGCCGACGCGATCCGGCTCGCGCATGACGGGCGGCTGGTCGATCTGCGGCTCATCTCCATCGCCGACGCGGAGGCGCGCGGCATCGAGGCCGTCCGCCAGGACCGGGCGACCTACGACCTGCCGCCCGGCGATCCGCGCGCGGCCTCGCTGACGCGGGCCGTGGTGTTCGGCGCGCCCGATGCGGTACTCATGGACCTGCCGCAGCTGACCGAGGACCAGCCCGCGCACCGGCCGCTGATCGCGGCGCACGCGGTTCCTTGGCCGGGTGAGATGGCGGTGTTCCGCAGCCCCTCGACCGATGGCTTCGAGCTGCTGACCACGTTTGGCAGCCGCGCCCGGATCGGGGCTCTGGTCTCGGACCTCTATCCGGGCCCCACCTCGCGCTTCGACCTCGGCAATGAGCCGGTCGTCGATCTGCTGACCGGCACGCTGGAAAGCGTAACGGACCTGACCCTGTTCGGTGGGGCGAACGCGCTCGCGATCGAGAGCGCGCCCGGCGTCTGGGAAATCCTGCAGGCGGGCGCGGCCGAATTGCTGGCGCCGGGTCGATATCGTCTGACCCGGCTCCTGCGCGGCCAGCGCGGCACCGAAGGTGCGATGGGCAACCCGGCTCCGGCAGGCGCACGCGTGGTGGTGCTGGACGACAGTCTCGCATCGCTGCCGATCGCTGAGGCCGATCTCGGCATCCCGTGGAACTGGCGCATCGGCCCGGCCGGCCGCCCGGTCAGCGACGAGACCTATGTGGCGCATGCATTCACGCCCGCAGGCGTCGGGCTGCGGCCGTTCGCGGTCGCCCATGTCGAACAGCCATGGCGCGTGCCGCGCTCGCCTGGCGATCTCACCATCCGCTGGGCCCGCCGATCCCGTGCGCTCGCCGCCGACAGCTGGGGCGGGCTGGAAGTGCCGATGGCGGAGGAACTGGAAGCCTACGAGGTCGAGATCCTCGACGGCGCCACCGTGAAGCGGGTGCTGAGCACCGCCACCATCAGCGCGGTCTACGCCTCGGCCCAGCAAACCGCCGATTGGGGATCGCCGCTCGCCCCCGGCGACAGCCTCACCGTCCGCATCTTCCAGCTCTCCGCCCTCGTCGGGCGGGGCGCGCCGAAAACAGTCACGCTGACCTTCTGAGGCCATCCCATGTCCGACGCCACGACCCATCTCCTTCTGCCCTACATCCTGGCCGCGCAGGCCCAGAAGCACGTCACCCACAACGAGGCGCTGCGGCTGCTCGACGGGCTGGTCCAGCTCTCGGTTCTCGACCGGGACCTGACCGCGCCGCCCGTCAGCCCTGCGGATGGCGACCGTTACATCGTCGGCTCCGGCGCGACGGGCGACTGGGCGGGCTGGGACCTGAACGTCGCGCTCTGGACCGATGGCGCCTGGCTGCGCCTGCCACCCCGAACCGGCTGGCGGGCTTGGGTCGAGGACGAGGGACTGCTGCTGGTCTACGACGGCGCGGGCTGGATCGGGACCACCCCGGACGTGCTGCAGAACCTTGCGCTTCTTGGGCTGGGGACAACGGCAGATGCGTCGAACCCGTTCTCGGCAAAGCTGAACGCGGCTCTCTGGACGGCGAAGACCGTGGCCGAGGGCGGCACCGGCGATCTGTTCTACACCATGAACAAGGAGGCTGCGGGCGACGATCTCGGGCTGACGCTGCAGACCGGCTTCGTGACCAAGGCGCTGGTGGGGCTCTTCGGCTCCGACCGCTTCCGCCTCGCGGTCTCCGCCGACGGCAGCACCTTTTTCGACGGCCTCAGCATCGACAACGCCAACGGCATCGTCGACCAGCCCCGGCTGCCGCGGTTCGCGAATGGCGATCGACGGC